GGTCCTGCGGTAAATGCATCAGGGGCCTTCTGTGTCACAGCTGCAACGTCGGATTAGGAAACTTCCGCGATGACCCTGAGATGCTCAGAGCTGCAGTTCTATATCTCAATCGTTTCGTTGGGGACCGCGTCACCGAGGGCGGGTCGCATACGCAGACCCGACCCCCCGGCGACAAACGGTCGGACTAGTACGTGAGCGAGGACACCGCGCCGTAAGGAGCGGAGAACCCGGTGCCCGTGGCAACCGCCAGCGACTGCCCGTAACGGAGCAAGAACGCGATGTAGTTGTAGCACTGGAACCGGATGCCCATTGAGCCCGAGAGCACCTCTCGGAACACCTGCGTGCGGAGGTCACCGAGGAACAGCCACGCGTCATCGGCCAAGAAGGCGAGGGCGTAGTCCTGACCGGACCCACCACCCGTCGTGTCGGCCGTGCCGATGTTGTCGTCGATGTAGACCGGAGCACCGAAGTTCGTCCGACCGACCAGACCTTCCGCGGGGAGCGGGAGATCGACCGTCGCCGGCACGTTCCACGGACCGAAGCCATCGGCGCCGACCAGGGGACGGTCGTTGGCGTCGGGACCAGTCGCGTACCAGAACCACCGGCGACCGTGCAGCACGAAGCGGATGTTCGTCTGGTCGTAGCGGGTACGGGCGATCTGTGACGCCATGGCACCGAGCACGGTCGGGAACGTGTAGGCGGCTGGGTTGGTCGCCGTCCAAGTGACGTTGTTACCCGTCCAGTTCGTATACGGATACAGGCCCTGGATGTGGCCGCCGTTGAGCTGGGCCGTGTTCAGGCCGTCACCGTGGATGACCTCACCGTCGACGAACGTGTTGTAGGCCGCCATGAGGTCGGTCATGATCACCTCGTCGGTGATGCCGTTCGGCGACTGCTCGAGCAACTGCAACGCGACGTCGGACTGACCAGCAGCCGTCTTGACGTTGGCCTGGACGAACGTGTCGGTCCAGTCCTGCGACACGACGCCCGCGGAATCCGCCTGCTGGTAGCCGACCGCGGTCAGCGTGGATAGCTTCGGGATGTTGATCGAGTCCGTCCCTTGCGGGAGGTCGAGCTGGCGGCACAGGCCGGCGGTGACCAGGTGGGCACGCAGACCGGGGATGTACTCGTCGGGCAACCACAACGGTGGAATGAAATACGATTTGTTACTCCGCAGCAACGCTGCGGGGTTAGGTCATTTCTGCCTAACTCTGCATCTTTTCCATTGATGCAGACCCGACTATATCTTCATCTGCCAGCGGTCCCGAGGTACACAGCCTCGGACGCTTATGGCAGAGCTTCACGTGTAGTCTGTACGGACTCTCCCTGTGCGGGTTGCCTCGGTATTCCCCTGATCATTGGCGGGGTTCACCGATACAGTGAAGTTTTCTAGCTTAGGGTCACCCCTAAGCGGCGGCCATCTCCTGAAAACCGCCGTAGCCGTCGGTCCGGTTGGGCTCGACGCGCTTTTCCACCGGGTTGTAAACGGCGCCCCGGTGGAAGGGATCGTACATCGGCTCATCGGTCGCACCGCGGCTCTCAGCCAGGGCGACCTTGCGCCGGGCCCGCTCTTCGGCGGCGGCGATCCTCTTCGGGACTTCCACCTCCATTTCGGCGCGGTGGCGGTCGAGCCGTTCGATCGACTGTGACTTCGTGGTGGAACTGAAGCTCGCACCGTCGACCATCGAGCAGGCGAGGTCCCGGAAGTACGAGACGCCGTTCATGCCTCGGCCGTTGTCACGGCGATAGGTCATCGGCTCGCTGATATCGCCGTCGGTGACGACGTCCTTGTGGGCGTCGGCAGCCTCTTGGCGTCGGCGGACGATTTCCTTTTGGTCAGCGATCCGGCGGTCGAACTCCTGAATCTCGGCTTGGCGCTGGTCGCAGTCGGCGATGAACGTCGCCTTGGCGACGTCGAACGCGTTGCGCTCTTCCTCGGTCGGGCGCTTCGTCTCGTCCGCTTCTGCTAAGCGGGTCTCGAAGACGCCGCGTTGCTCTTCGAATGCGTTGATGTCGGCCGACCATTCATCGACACGGGTCGCTCGCTGCTCGAGCAGCTTGTCTAGGAGCGTGGGCTCCAACTTGGGGGGCATTGGCCCCTCCTTTCGGATTGGGGCGCGCCGGACAGGCGCGCAAGGGTGGGATTGCTTCCCTCGGGTGGATGCGGCGACGGGCGATGTCCACTCCGGCGTGCCGATGGGCAGGTGGTGGTGGATCTGTCGCCCGGCGTGGTCCGGCGCGTGGGTACTGCTACAGCTGGTGGATCAGAATCCTGACGCCACAGTCATTCCCGTGCCCTGTATTGAATAAATCGATGCAGGGTAACGATTTGTGATGGCGGCGACGTTGGCGTGCAGGCTGATACGCGCTCCAAGGCTGCCCGAGAGAACGTCGCGCATGACTGAGGTCTGCGGAGCGCCTTCAAGCAAAATTAGATCGCTCGGGCGCATGCAGAGAATGAAGTCCTGGTTCGCTCCCGTGCCCTGCGTCGCCTTGATGGCATCGGAGAGGAACACGGGCCAGCCGATGAGGCCACCGACTGGGTCCGGCGTAGCATCGTCAGAACCGAGGAAGAATGGGGACGGGATCCCGAACGGGCGTGAGGCGGTGTCTTCAGATGTCTGGAGCCAACTCCATCGAGCCGTACGCATCACCCAGCACTCGGGGGGCAGGTCTCGGGCGTCGCCGAGCTGGCCGGCGGCCTGACCGAAATAGGCCCACATGGCCGAGCCCGTAGGCGATGCGCTGGAGTAGGTAACGGCGGTGTCAGCGTTGAGCACGCCGAGCAACTCGTTGAAAGACGACCCTCGGCCAGTCAACAGCGCCGTTTCCAGGTCCCGGTCGTAGTCCTCGGCCATGTCCTTGAGAAGCGCCCAGTCGAGGTGCGCGCCCTGGGGCGACTGCTCGACCATCTGGACGGCCACGTCGGCGATGCCAGCGATGGTCACCACGTTGGAGGACCCAGCCGTGTCGGTGATGTCTGCGCTGGGGACGGGACCGTCGGGGTTGACGTGCTGGGTCCTGGTCCCGGTGCCGATAATGGGAAGGTTGATCGATGAGACACCCGGCGGCAGGACGAACCTGGGGATCAGGCCAGCCACGACGCGCCGGGGGCGCACGGCGGTGGCGAATAATTGGTTCATCCACAGCGGGATGGTGAAGTACCCACCGGTCCCGTCGGTGACATTCGGCTCGACCCGGTATTCGAACTCGCCCGAGCGCAGACCCCGCAGGGCGCGCTGGTTGCGCTCCTCGGCGATCACCCTCATCTCGTCGCGGTGACGGTTGAGGCGCTGCTCGGCCGGGGGGTTGTTGTTCGAGGTCAGCAGGTCGGCGAAATAGGAGTGGCGCGAGTGGCGCTCGTAGGTGAGCGGCTCGGACTTGATGGCGACCGTGGGGGGCTCGGGGTTGAATCGAGCCGGTGCACGGCTCTCTTGAGGATCACGCGAGCCGAGCATCATTGCCAGCGCCCGCATATCGACTCGGCCACCGGAGCGACTCTCGAGCTTCGATGCGCCCTTCGACTCCGTGATCGGCTCATAGGTGGTCACCTGGACCACGGGCACCGGCTCACCGAGCTTGACGACGTTGCCGGCGTCGATGGTGTAGGGCACTTCGAACGTGTCCCCGCCGAGGCTGTAGATCGCCACGGTGTCGGTCATGTCCTGCACCCAGACCCAGCAGTACGGGTCAGACGAGATCGACTCCTCGATAGCGTCCTGGATGAGCCGCTGCATGTCGTTGTAAGTCAGCCCCGAACTGCGCAGTGTCATGCTCATGCGACGTCCAATCGTGGTGCGTGCCGGAGGGCTTCGAACTGGGCCAGGCGACGGGCGATGTCGATATCGGGCTCGATGACGACGGACTTGGCTTCCTTCTCCTTCAGCGGTGACGAAAGGGTCGGCTCGAGGTCCTTCGGGTCCCCATCGGGGTCCTTGACACCCAGCACGGTCGAGACGGCTCCTTGGGCGTCGTCCAGGGCCTTGTCGATCTCTTGGAGCGAGCGGACGATCCCAGGGATGTCCGCGTCATCTGCCGTGTGGAGAGCGTCAAGGGCCGTCTGCAACTGGGCTGAGTTGGCAGCGGAGATGGACTTGCCGGCGCGGAGTTCGGTGATGAGCTGACGAACTGTGCTCAGGAGTTGATCTGAGAGTGCGCGGGCCTCTACCGAAGTAGCTGGGTTCGCCCCCCAGTTCACGACAGAAACATCGCCCTTGTCGATGGACAATTCCGTCAAGGTCCGCTCGGTGTAGTCAGGGTTCCAGTCCTGGCGGACCGTTCGGAACGCGAAGCTGCACTCACGGAGCAGACCCTTTTGCACCTTGCGGAATACCGCTGCGGAGTCGGGGTCGTCGGGGTCGAGTGCGGCGTCGAAGTGGAGGCCGATGTTGTCCTCCCGCAATGAGAGGCTGCCATTGACCGTGGAGGAAAGAGGAAGACCTGTGTGGTTTGACAGCAGATGGACTTGCGCTCCCTCGGCCAGACTCTTCTTGAGCGCGCCGCGCTTGACAGTCTCGTTGTAGAACCCCATGTCGTAGGGACGGTCGAAGACGCTGCCGTACCCGGAGATATGGAGCATCCCGTCGTCGGACTTGTCGGCCGTCCGGGTCTCGAGCGGCCCGTTGTCGGAATGCCTGCGCTCGAATGCAGAGCCCCGCTGCAGTAAACCTTCGGCGAACGCCTTGCGGTGCTCCAGGTCCATGAAGCTCGCCTTGGTCTCCATCACTCCAGTACCGCCGCAATCCGGGCACTGGCGGTGCCCATCCATGATCTTCCCAGTGCCCCCACAAGTGCTGCACTCTGTAGAGTCATCGGCGGCCTTCTTCTCGTCACCAATCCCCATCTTCTTCGCCGCGGCCTTGATCGCAGGCATGGCCTTCTCGGCGATGTTGGCCTGTTCGCCACCCGCTGCGATCGCTGCCGCGGCCCGGGCGAGGGCGTTGCGGACGTGGGCAGCGTCTTGAATGGGGTAGTGACGGAGAGAACGGGGCGTCGTCTTGCCCTCTTCGTCCTTCTCGCCACCGGACTCGATATATGCGAAGTCGCTGTCGGGGAGGTCATTGATGGCCGCAGTTGACATCTCGGCGCGCCACTCTTCGTCCGTCCACAGGCGCGACTGCGTTTCCTTGGGAGCGTCGTTGTTCTCGCCAGTGCCGGTGCCTCCGCAAGTGGGGCACTCAATCTCTTGGCCGTCCAACCTGATGGTCCCCTCCCCATCACAGCGATTGCAGTTGTCACCAGCAGCCATAGGGGGACCTCCTTAGTTCGTCGCTAGGCGACGCCCAAATGTCGTTTGGCCGCGTCGCGCAGATAGGCGGCAGCTTGTTCTAGTCGTTCGGGTTCATCTTTGAAGTACCCGATGCCCGTGTTGCAGTAGATGCATAACAGAGCCCGAACGCATTGTCCGCACGAGTTCTCGCCAGGACAGCAGGCGTGATCGTGATCGATAACGGCCGGCTCGCCCAGGCAGCCGGATACGGCACACATCCCGTTCTGGGCTAAAAGAATCGCTGTGTACCACGAATAGGTGACGTTGTGTCTTGCCAACCGACAACACAACTTGCAGGCAGTATGAACGCGACCCGTATCCGGCCGGAGATAGAACTCATCTTTCGGGAGGGTGCGCTTGCATCCTCCACATCGCCACTGCCCCAGTCGTCTCAGTCCCTCGGCTTCCCTCCGAGATATGCGGTCCTCGCGGTAGCCCTTCCCGATCTTGGTGGTCGGGTCACCGTATTTCGCATTCCGTTGGTAGTGCTTGACGCAAAAACCCTTACCAATGGGCTTTCTGCCGCAGTCCGCCACCGCGCACACCTCGGGGCACGGCACACGGAGTAGAGGCGCATCTGGCGCTCCGTGCTTTAGGTAGCGACGGTAATGCTTGAGACACCACGTTTTGGCATGCGCAGGTCGCTCGCAACTGGTGATTGAACACACGCTTCGGCTGCCGGGGATACCCTTAGCCATCGATACCTCCTACAAGGTGTCGGTCACGGCCGGGGCAGTTCGCGCTGCGCCCGGCCACTTCTCCTCCCGTATTATAGCAGGTGAAAGGGTTCTTTCTAGTTGGCTTTGTCCCCGCCCTGCGCGACTGCGGCGGGCATCGGCGCACTGTTCAGCGGGGCATTGAACGCGTCCCACGTGCCGTCATTAGCGTCAGGGTCAGTGACCGGAGGCAACCCTTCAGCCTCTCTCACCTCGCTATTCGACATCGCCCCGATGACCCGTGCGATCTGGTAGGCAGCCCAACGCTGAAGGGTGTCGCCCCGGAGACGCTGGGACAGGTCGAACATGACGAACTGCTTCGATGGGAGCCACGACGTCATCAGGTCTTCCCACCGGCCGAGCCAGTTGAGGAGGGTGTTGCGGACGTAGCCCAGCTCTTGCTGCTCGATGCCGGCGCCCCAGGAGGTGTCCTTGGTGACCATGCCGATCATGTGGGGTGGGACCCGGTAGAGCATGCCCGAGATGGTCGAGGCGCTCAACTGCATCTGCTCGAGGAACTGGGCGTCGGACGCGTTGACCGTGATCGGCTTGAATGTGGCGCCGCCGGTCAGGACGGCCGGCAGGTGCGAGGCGTTGATGCCCTGGTGCGCTTCGAGCCAGGAGTTCTTGACCGCCACGGCCTCGTCGGGGTCGTAGTCGCCTTCGAGGGTGATCACCCCATCGGGCCGGGCCGAGTTGGAGAAGAACGCCCCGCCGTAGAGGTCCTGAGCCCGGGCCACGCCGAGCACATTGCGCATGTACTCGATCGGGTTGAGTCCGACGATGCTCTCGGGGACCGACAGCGCCATCGCCATGGTCACGTTGTCGGGTGAGACCACCTGGTTCCAGTAGCGGGTCTCGATGGTCCCGTTGGGCAACCGGCGGCGCTTGGCGTGGTCGGGGTGGACGAGTTGGACCTGGGAGGGCAGTAGATAGGGCTCGTCGCGGCCGGTGATATTCCCGAAGAGGTTGCCCCGGAGAAGCATCGAGGCGGTGCCCTGGGTGATGTAGTCGCGCTGAGTGATCTCGGGCCAGGGCTGGGCGATGACCGGCGAGGGGTCGATCTGGACCGCCGTATCAGGCCCCGTCGCTCGGTACTGACGGATGGGCAGCGTGGCGAGTGAGTCGCAGATGATCGAGACGGAGCCATAGACGGCGGCGAGCTGGAGGGCCGTGTGCTCGGAGATGACCACGCCGGCCGCTGCCGTTCCGTAACCCTGGCCGGGAGGCGGTGGTGCCGTCGAGCCCCAGGGCTGGAGGGGGTTGGCACCGCGGGTTTCGAATTTCCGCTCGGTGGTGAGGATCTCCATCGGACTCCTCGCCTACCTACTCGTCGAGCTGGATGAAGGCCACGTTCTCTCTTGGGATGAACACCTCGCCAGCCATCGGTGTGGCGGAACTGCCCGGGTTCAGATACGCCGCGGCCCGCAGAATCACCCCGTCCTTCATCACGGTGCTGAGCGAACCCTGGATTGTGGTCCCGTCCTTGAGGTGCACGATCAGCCGCTTCTGAATGACCGAGTCGATCCAGGTGGCCGAGTCGACGACCAGATCGGCGACTTCGCCACGGAGGGCCTCGAGGTCGGTGCGGACGGACACGTCAGGCCGTCGGGGCGATATTGGGGGCCACCTGGCCGGCGGGTGCTTCCACCGTCCCTGAGCCGAAGAATGGCGGGACCTCTGGTGCGCGGATCACCGAGAGGTCGAGACCCGAGAGCACCACGGGCGTGACGCCGGTGTTCGCAGCGAACTGTGCCTTGATCGCTAGGCACTCTTCGTGGTCGAGGTCCGTCTCAGTCCGCAGGACCACGATGTCGCCGGGTTGGAGCCGCAGGACCCCGATCTCGTACCGCTTGCGCAGGCGCTTGAACACGGCGACCTCCCGGTCAGATGTTGTTGAGGTTGATGACGCGGGCGCGGACCTTTTTGAGCTGGCTGGCCCGGTCGAACGCCATGACGGCGGCGACAGCAAGGTCGATCTTGCGCGCGGAGCCCTTGAAGTCCTTGACGATCCGGCTGCCGCGCGAGTCCGTTTTGAGCACGCAATTGCCAACATGGCGGGTGAGGTCAGGATCTCCCGAGTGGCTCATCGCCTTATTGACCGCAGCCTCATGGAATCGGGCGGTTGCGGGGATCATGCGCTCGGGACGCTGGGGATACTCGACCATGGGGATGCGCTCCCCAGCGAGCACCTGCATGGAGCGAGACCAGCGGTACGGGTCGCAGACGACCTCTCGGACCCTCCACCGCTTGGCACACTCCCGAATGGCGTCTTCGACGTCTTCGATCGGTACGGACCAGTCCTCGGGGGCTCGTTCGGGACGAACCCACAGGCCGGCTACGTCGATGAAGGGGATCTCGCCCGTCTGGGCGACCACTAGGGCCGTGGTGTCGTTGTTGAACGACCCGTCGAAGCCGAGCACGACCTCCGCTCGGTCGGGAATGGTCCGAGCGGTGTCAGCGAGAGCTTCCCAGACATCGAACGGGATCCATTCGGCCGAGGCGGAGGTCACTTGGTTGAGGTAGAACCGCCGAGAGATGGTCTCGGGCGTTACCGGATCGAGGATCTCGGCCAGGACCCGGTTGACATCGACCCATGACGAGTCGCCACGGGCTGCGACCAGGCCAGCGCGGATCGCATCCTCGTTCCCGGAGAACTCCTCGATCGGAGGTGCCTCGGTGCTGTCGTAGTAGACGCCCTCGAGCTTGCCATTGGCGGCTTTCCACGCTTCGTAGGTCTGCTCGGCGGCCGAACCCTCACCCGGGAGGTGCGCATTGGTGATTTCCATGACCCGCGCCGCGCCGTCTCGGGACTTGCCGAGGTTCCGGCGAATGGCTTGGGACATCTCCAGGCCGTCGTTGTTGGAGAGCCAGTGGTGCGTCTCGTTGGCGATGACGAGAGTGGGACGGCCACCCTCCAGGGCACGCGGCGAGCTGGTGACCGCCTCGATTCGACCAGTCCCGCGGGCGTAGATGATCTCCTTGCCCATGTCGACGCTGTATTCGGCGATGGTGTCCTTGGAGAACAGGCCGGGGAAGAGCGTCATCGTGTTGCGGGTCTGATCTCGGCTGACGGCCGCAACTTGGATCCACGGTGCCGGGTGTTGGATCGCCAGCGGAAGCCCATTTTTCTGCCACCCACCGAACCGACAGGGCCCGCAGAGCTCCACGGCCGCCAGGGAAGCGAGGAACGGGTCCTTGCCCCAGCCCTTCATGCGCCGAAGAACGCCGCGTCGGTGGCGAAATGCCCCCTTGGCGTCGATTTCGTACCAACGGAGCACGATGCGTGTCTGCTCGGGCGTGTACTCCCACGGTGTGCCGGCCAGAGGGCCGTCAGGTTGAAGAAGATGGTCGGCTGTCCAGAGCAAGACGTCCCAACCGAGCGTGCGATTTTCCGGCGGGACTATGTCCGGCCAGGTCCGAATGGGTTTCGTTCGGTCAAGAACCCTTGCTCGCGGCATTTCGGTACTTCTCCATGAGATGCACCGACGCCGGCTCCGGTTGCTTCTCCCGCTCAAGTTCCAACCGGGCCCGGCGGCGGGACCCCTCGGTCGTGAGAAGCTCGGTCATGCCCGACATCACCGACGCGAACAGGACGGCGGAAAATCGCTCACCGCTGCTCAAGTTGCGGGACATTGCCTCGGCCACGTAACGGGCAGTCGCCCAGTCCGAGGCTTCGTAGAACTGGGACTGGCCGGACGCGGCGAGCGAGTTGAACCAGTCGGCGGCGATGGAGTGCCACGCGGGATCAGCCGTCAGCGTGGTGGGCGGGACCTCCGGGATCTCGCTCGAGCCCGAAGGTGCTTTTGTAATCGCGCCCGCTGGGTTCTTGTTCCTGCGTCGACGTTGGTCAGAGCGTTTCGGGATGGGACCGTCACCAGGCATGGGATCTCCTAAACGGCCAGCGGGAACTCCCCATCGCTCTTGAATCGATTGATGTACTCCAGGAACGGACCCACCGACGTGCTCTCCAGCCAACCCACCTTGCGATTACAGGAAACACATAGGAGTGCCCGCACGCATTTCCCGCAGGTGTACCGACCCGGGCAGCAGGAATGGTCGTGATCGACCTGGAACACGTCGTACATGCCGCCGGGTTTGGTCGTGGCGCAGATGGCGCAGCCGCCGCCCTGCCTTTTGAGCATGGCATCGAACTCCGCCAGCGTCATCCTGTAGTACTTGCGGAGCTTCAATTCTCGACGCCGCTCGGACGTGAGCGACTTGGATTGCTCCCTCTCCTGAACCCGTCGGCACTCTCGGCAGTAGGCACGCAACCCACCGGGTCGCTCAGGCGCAGGAGCGAAAGCGGCGGCTGAAAGGGACTTCCTACACCGCGAGCATTTCTTAAATCTCGCGGACGGGTGGGTAGGCTCACTCACATCGACACCTCCATGTCGGTCACGCCCCGGGTGGTTACCGCCACGCCGGGGCACTCTTATTTTCTCACGCGGGCGTCTCAAGTTTGGCGATGTCAGGACCCGTACTGACTGCCAACACACTGGGCGGGTCGTTTATGAAAAATCCGCTGGAAATATCGACCCGCCCCACCCGGGTATACACACATACACCCAGGTCACAGCCATATTCCCTCACCGGGACCTACCGAGGTACTGTCTCTCCCGCACTGCCAGCCGGTGATAGGTGAGACCACCATGGTCGGCACTCCCACCGACTGGTGATAGGCGAGTCCTACCTAGGCAACGCTGACTCGTGCTCCCTTGCTCGAGTTGTGCCGACGGCAGCGACAGCACAGATTCCCTCGCTCGTCAGTTCCACCCATCGCCTTGGGAATGATGTGGTCGCAGGTCAGCGGGTTACCGGGTAATCCCGTCGTGCCACAGTCCCGGCAGCAACCTTCCTCACGGATGACTCGCTGGGACAGCTTCCGCCACTCGGATCCGTAGCCACGAGCGGTCGTCGTCCCACACTCGTCGCACAACGATCCATTCGTGGTCAACTCGCTACACCGCAAGCACGGTCGTGGCAACCGTGGCATTACGCCGTTTCCCCAGGTAGCGCCACCGATTCACCAGACCGCACAACCACAGCGTCATCACCGTACTCGCTCGCCAGGATCTCACGATGCGACTCGTCACTGAGCGACAGATACTCGGCTCGGGTCAGGGTCTGATCCAGTGCCAACACGTATGCCACGGTCAGACCAACGCCAACGGTCGTCGTTCAGCCAGTAGTCGTTCAGCCAACTTCCGCGCGTCGCGCTTGCGCTGGTTCTCCACCATCTCCCACGACCGATCGATCTCACGACCGTGCAGATCGTAATACCGCACACACGCTGAGCAGCGATTATGCCTAAGGATCGGTCGCCAACGAGGATCGGCGTCACACACGCAGCAACGTTTCAAGGTCGCCTCCGCACGCGAAAGCGCCGCCCAGTTCAGGTCAACCGATTAGGGACCAGAACGGCGGCGAAGATTTCAGTCAGCCCAACGGGGACAAACTGGGTATCATGTGGTCCAAATTCTTAGACGATTTTTCGACCGGTGTCAACGATGGTTGCTTTTCAAGCCGATCGAGGCTACGAGTTCCAGCAGCTCGTCGGTAGGCGAAAACCACTCGCCGTGAAGCCGTGATGACGCAAACTGGCGATGAAACGCGTGTTCTTCAGGAAATCCGCCATCCATCGACGCCAGCACCTTGAGCGGACCACTCGCGCACTCCAAATCCTTCCGGCGCTGATTCACGTTGCCAGAAACGCCGATTTTGATCGCTCCGTCAGCTCGCTGCATGAAATACACGTATTGCGGTATCGGCATAACGAACGGCTTTTTCGGAGGTGGCGTCAGCGGTGGTGGATCAAGTCCCTGACGCTTGTACTGAGCCAGCAACGCATCTTCAAGCGCTGCACGGTCATTCGGATGCACGATCGACCGTCTCAGTGGCATTTCGCATCTGCACGGGTCGGTGTCGCAAACCTTGCAATACAGACTTCCCGATCGCGGTTGTTCGCGAACAATCTTCACATATCGAGGTGGCTTCATTTCGCTATTTTACCAGTTCAGACGTCATTTTTGTCGGAATAATGCTCCACCAAGAACTGGTCGTACTCGCGAGCAACCCGAAAGACGCGGTCTCGCCACAGGTCTTTTGCCACAGGTTGCGAGATCACGGTTACCAACCGACGCCCGATTTCGACCTCAGCGCGCAATAGCTCGATTTCGTTCATTTCGCTCACCCAATCACCACCCCAACGGCCCGTTCGGGAGTTTCACCCACCTAGGTAGCGGGGCATTACCGCTCTTGCCATCCGTTGAGGTGGTCATCGCACGTCCTCCCACCAATCCTCGTACAACTCCAGCCATGCTTTCAATGCGGCAGGAAGCGTCTCGCCTTGAGCCGTGTGCTTGCCCTGATCTGGCTCGCTGAAACCGACGTACCAGAGCATCCACGGCTTCCACTGTCGGTCACCCGGGATCTGAGCGTTATACGAGACTACGAAGTCCTGAATCGAGTATTTGCCGTGTTTAGATTCGCAACGACGCCGCGCGGCTTCGCACCGTTCCATGAGATCGTTGACTTCGTCGCTCACGGATGCTCAACCTCGCATTCTTGGCAATTCGGATAAACCTTGCCGTGCGGACACTCCCACCTTTCCGCTTTAGAGTTCCACTTCAGTAATCGTCCATCCAGCGTCCGAAATACCTCGGTTCTGCTCACCCCGTCACCTCCTCACTACCCCAAGGCGTCTTTTTCGCCCGCTCCGCGCGTTTCGCTTGCGCCTTTCGCGCCCGCGCCAAATCCCCTTTGTTCGCCGGGTGCTCCAGACTTCGTTCCACCGGGTCGACACTCTGCTCGGGTTCGAGCATCATCAACGCGTCGTTGAGGTCGATCTGCGCGCCCATCAACCGATTGCGCGCGTCTTGGACCTCGCGCACCGCGTGCCGCAGCTTGACCCGGTATCGCTCGGTCGACGCCACGACATCGCCGGTCGGGTCACCGCTGCCGCCGCCACTCGTCCGTTCGGTCTGACCGCGCTTGGGCCGGCTGTACGCGTTCGGATACGCCCAGCGATACGCCTCGCGCACCATGCTCACGGTGTGCTCGATATCGCCGAGGAATTCTTCCAACAGGTCGGGTCTTGGCAGATCTGTCATTTAGCTCCTCACCTGAGTTGATTCCACTGTGTGTGCCTTTCGCTCGCCTAGAATCCCGATTGCGGCCAACGCACGGGTACGAGCGATGCGGTCCGGGATTTCGGTCTCGGACCGTTTTTCGCGTTCTAGGTCACGGCTCTGGTTGACATCTGCCGGATTCGTCGTGATCATGCTCGCCGTGATAGCTGTCATAAGCCACAACTCCGAATCGACATGCCCACATCGGCTGACGAGCTCGAATCGGACTCTCTTCACAAATCTGCTCTCTGTTAACGCCTGACATCTTCGACGGATCTGCGCCGCACTTTTCGCACCGCTGCTTATCACTCCTCATGACCGATACGTCGCGTAAATCCTCTCGACGTGTTCTGTCCTCGTCACGTCGCCATCGGGCCTTGATTCCAATCCGATTTTGGCACGCGCCTCGTTGAGTGTCACTAGGTCGGCGTTGACCATGCTCTCCAGCACTCTGGCGTCAAATTCGCTCAATATCCGCATTTTCCTGACTCTCCTTTTCTCATTACTCCGTCGATCTCGTCCTCAATCTCCCCGTAAGGAATCTCGTTCGCCGTGACCTTGACCGTCACGCGGCCACGGTGGCACGTGTGCGGAGTTTGGACCCAGTGGTGCACGCGGCAGTAGACGTAGGTCACTCGATTTCCTCCTCAAACCCAATCCGCCAGTGCGTCTCCTCAACCGGCACCATCTTGGCGAACTTGTGGCCGCAGGGCTGGACTGTCACGCGTCCAAAGTCAGCGTTCTGATCTGGGCGACCGCCGATCGACTCAAACGACGTGATCTCGCCGTTGCAGGTCGGGCACGCGTCGACGTGGGTGTTGTTGGCGGTCATCTCGGCAACTTGTGGTTTGTCGAATACGCCGCCACTTCCTCGCTCATGGGCATCGTCACCGGCAATCCCATTTGCGTTTCGATCGCATCCACCGCCTCGCGTCGATTCGGCCACAGCCCTTCGGCAACGGCCCGATCTGCCAACGTCAGCAGGTCAGCGCTGCCATCCGTGCCGTATCTCGCTATGAGCGCTTTCAGGTAGAGAAAGCCGCGCATGATTTGGTCGCTGTCAGTCATTGCTCCTCCTCCTCCACTTCCTTCCCCTCAATATCAATCGCCACCTCAAACAACCACGCCGCGAACTCGCGTAACCCGCTCACCGTGAGATTGTCGCCGACAGCGCGCCACCCGTAACCGTGCAACGCCGTTCTGACGCACGCGTGGCCTTCGGTCCTGGGCTCGCCGTGTTTGACGTGATCGAGTGTGGTGTCGTAACGGTGCGCTGGTGGTGGGTTTGGGTCGAATGGCCGCGTCCCGCCACTCGGCTCAGTCGGCGCGTAGAACCCGCGTCCCTCGACAGCGGTGTCCTTGGTTGCGCGTGGCTTGCGGCGGAAGATGCTCATGGCTTTTTCACTTTCGTCCTCACTGAGTACTCGTCTGACTCGAAAAACTCCATCGCTGGTCGCAACGACCCGCAGTTGCACGTCTGCCAGCACCGATGAATGTCGCATACATCGATATACGTGAGCGCCCATCCACCCGGTCCAGCCATGACTTCCACCACGTTCATCACGACGTCGCCGCGATATCTGACCTCGCTCAGGTGATCGCCGAACCGGATCGAAAAGTGATTCTCAGACTTGCGCGGACCCTCTAGGACGAGTTCCGGCGTGCAGGACGGGCACCCGATGATGTGTACGCCGCTTTCCAGCGTTAGCGGAATCCACTCTCCAACGCTCACCATCCGCTCCTCAATCTCGTTTCCGACCTCTCACGTTCCAACCGCTCGACCTGGCGCGCCAAGACGGCGTTGGTAGCGCGTAGGCGCTCGTTCTCTGAGCGGAGTTGCGCGTTCTGCTCGCTCAGGAGGATGACGGTCTGGATGTGGGGCATCAGAACAACCCCGCCGTCCGCATTGCGTTGAAGCAATCGTCGCAAACGACCGCCTGCTCCTCGACCGGAATGGCGCCGAACAGGCCCACGGCCTCTGCCAGCGCCTCGTCATCGCTCCAGCCCTTCGAGAACGTGCCGTGACACGCCTCGCACGTGTAGGTACTTCCCATCACCCTCCCCTTCGCTCTGGTGGTTGTACTCGGTGTCGCAGCGCGGCGATGTGGTGGGTCATTGCGGGACTTCAATCGGCAAGCGGTTCGGAACCCACTCAATGGCGCCACAAATGCACTCGGCCTTGAGTGTTCCGGCGCCACCGTTGACTAGGATGGGTCCCCGCATCGCCTCGTGAGTCGACAAGACCCACTCGTGCTGGTGATGCGGGCCAGGCAGCGCCCGAAGGTGCGGAGTCGCCACGTAGGTGCCCATCATTTGCTCACTTTCAGGTGTTCTCGTAGTTCGGCAACTCGGTCGGTGTACTCGTCATTCGGCGTAAGTGCTGGGTCGTTCGGATCGAAGAACGGGCCCTCGTCGCGCCGTTTCGGATGCTGCGCCAGGATGACCTGGGCCACGTCGTTCGCCGCTGGCCGGCGCGCACTCGTCCAGCCGCGGGCCAGCGCGTCGATGGCGTCACGCACCACGGTTGGGGAATACGTGGCAAAGAGCCGCAGGTAGGGACGACGCTCGTCGGGCGTCATCGGGTATCCGCCGAAGCTGTTGTTGAGGTAGGAGCACGCAGCGATGCATTGCTCACTGGTACACAGCGGATCGCTCATATCGACCTCCCACGCGCGTCACTGTTTGAGGATGAAATAATTGTCTTTGACTTAAAAGGCTCGGGTACGGGTCCGGGGTGTTTCAACACTTCATCAACCTTCCTCCAACCATTCATCATGTTGGTCAAATGTTGACGCCAACATCTCGTCACGTTGGGCATCTCGTTCGGCCTTCGCTCGGGCTCTTTTGTCGGCGAGTCGCCTCTTCTCGTCCTCCCGTTTTTTGTGGAGTTCAGCGTGGCTCGGGTTGTACTCGAGGTAGTCGTTGATGCGATATCCGCCGGGCTCGATATGCCATGCGGGGCGTTCCTGGCCAGGCTGAACGGTGGTGAGTCGTAGCACGATCTTCTTGATCGCCGCAGTGCTGTAGCCGGCGGCCAGCGATGGCAGCATGTGCTCGGGCACGAACCCATCCGTCTCCTCATCGGAGCACCAGGACGTCGCCATGAAGTGCAGGCCGACACCGTCGAGCTGGGCCGCTCGCAGCTTGGCGTTGCAGTGCGCCTTGTCGTCGCCCTTGAACCAGGCCACTCAGTCATCACCGATCCCTCTCAATGCCGAGTCGACCAGGAGGACAAGACGGACGAGTTCTTCATGCATGCCGCTGGTTGGAGAGGGTCCTGGCGTCGGGATGGCGTACCACTCACACTCGATCCGTTCGACTATTTCAGCACGGGTCGTCATTGCCACACCTGCGACTTCTTGCGCCGAAATGGGCCAGACCGTCGATTGTTTTCCCCTTGGGGAACCGGCTCCAAGTGCTCAGGGTTGACGCACGATCGATTGCGACAGAGATGGTCGACGTGCAGACCTTCGGGAATCGGTCCCACACACCACTCATAGGACCAGCGATAGGCGCGCGTGGTATTGAATGCGCTGTGCTCGCTTACCTGTCCGTAACCCTTGCTGAGGCTGGCCGTCCAGACCCAGCACCGACCCATTCCGGCTGCGAGGGTCCGCGGGTCCGGGAACGGCCCGTTCTTGTCCACCTTCGACCAGAAGAGGATTCCAGCTTCCTCACCATGGGCCGCGCACAGCAGCCCGATGGTATGAGGCTCGGAACAATCGACCCGACGGCAGGTCTCACGACCGCCTCTGACCACGGTAAATGACGCCCATTTGCGCGCAAGAGCAGCAGCAAGGGTATTCTCAGCCATCGGGACCTCCTTAGTCAGGGTTAAGGTCTCGGTCACGCCCCGGGTCGTTTGCGCGACGCCGGGGCACTTCCTTATTCCTGACTTTAGGGGATCGCGTATACGGAGTCGCGGATGCTTTATACTTCCGCCCCCCGGAGTTTCTGTGGATAGTGATAGCTGAAACGCACGCGCCAAACCCCCCAGTCGGCCCTCCCGACCGGGCCAATCCACATCTCTCTCATCCATCACTCGCCCCTTTTCAGCGCTCGCTGTCGAACGCCCCCTTGCCTGATCGCCCTTGTCTAAATCTCGTGCCGCTGGTGCGGTGGTGGTTACGGCGGCGCGATTCCCGCTAGCCGCTTCCCATTCGGCAGCACGACCTCCTCAAACGGGTCGGTACGAGGATCCCCTACCCCTTGGGCGCGCAGTATCTCCGCTAGTCGCTCAGCTCCCACGCGGTCCTTGTCGTCGATGCCCTTGGTGTGGAAGTACGCCACGCCCGAGAGTTTGTTCACGGACGGATTCGTGATCGGCTTGCCGTTGACGATGTACTGAAGTTTCATCGGATCTCCTTCATATTTGGAATAGGCGCGGGGTGTCGTCCAGCGTGTACGGCGAGCACCACAGAACCTCGCCGTGGCGATTGTCCTTGTTGCCGCCCGAACTCTCGGAGGTCTGATAGGCGACGGAGGCCGACCAGCGGATGCGCCGCCAAGTGTCGGGGATCAGGTGGTCGTGCTCGGCCGAATAGCCCGCCAACACGATCCGATAGCGGGGGTTGTCACCATTCGCCAGGCACCACTCGCGCACCTCATGGGCGATGTCGTGGTCGTCGCTGGCGTAGAGGTCGGCCGTCCTGACCTCGCCGGTATAGGGAGGATCCAAGAAGACGCCGACGCGGGAACCGAAGCTGAGCGCGCCCTTGGTCACGACGCGGGCCCAGTCGCCGGTGCAGACCCGCACGTCACGGAGACGGCTAGCGAGTTGGCCCATGTAGGCCGCGATCCCGTCGCTGCGGTACTCGAGGTTGTTGTAGCCCGCCTTCCCCGCGTCCCCCAGGTGCGGGAGCTGGCGGTTGACACCCTTCCCCGCGTCCCCCAGGTGCGGGAGCTGGCGGTTGACACCCTGGCCCGCGGTCCCCAGGTGCGGGCGCTGGCGGTTGACACCCTTCCCCGCGTTCCCCAGGTGCGGGCGCTTGCTTCCGTCGGCCAGCCACGGGCCGTCGCCTGAGCACCATCCTGAGCCGATCCACGCGTTGACACCCCACACCCACCAGCCGGCGATGCGGGCGTCGTAGAACTCGGGGTCGAGTTCGATGCCCTCGGCCAATATCGCCCGGCCCTCATTGACGAGCCAGAGATGGCGGGCGAACAGGTCGTCCTCGTTCACGGGCCAGTCCGCATAGGCCGCCACGGCGTCAGGATCGGCCGCTAGAGCACGCCAGAAGTTGCTCAGGTAGTGATCGGCGTCATTGACCGTCTCGGCCCGCCGTGAGCCGTCCGCGAGGTCGTGGGCACGTCCTAGGAGGACGGCGAGGCTGCCGGCGAACGGCTCGACGTAGTTGTCAACGTCGCCCAGCGCGGCCCAAACCTCGGCCGCAACCTTGCGCTTGCCACCGAACCAGACGAACGGGGACTTCAGCGGCGCGGCCAGTGTCACGCCGACACTCCCATTGTGACCGCGCCCCACCCACCCCGGTCCCTGCGGCTTCGTCCTCTATCTCTCACAACGCTCGCCCCTTCTTGACTTGCGCTCCTGTCGAACGCGTCCACCTGATCGGTACTGCGCCGCGTGTGCCGGACGCGGGTGGTGCTGGGGGTGGGTTTAGGTCACGGTGGTAGCAGCGCGCCCAGCACGGCCGCGGCCAACAGTGGCGGAATCGCGTTGCCGATCTGCTCCCACTGCTTCATCTTCGTCCCTTGCACCGGGTAGTCGGAGCGGAACGACTGGAGCGTCAGCCCCTCTTCGATGGTGAGTTTGAGCGCACCGTCCTCGATCGACAATGACCGGTGCTCCTCGTCATGGTGACCGCGGAACCCGAGAGTGTCCCGACCGGTGACAGTGGTGGCCGGCACCGGCCACCACTTGGAGTCGCCATTGTCCGCGCTGGCCAGCAAGGTGGGCGCGGGTTCGGTGACCAGTCTCTCGGTCGAGTTGGGGCGCGACCCATTGCGGAACACCCACTGCCCCCCCGATTTGCCCGTCATCGTGGGCGCGGGCCTATCCATCGGAACCGTCACGGTCGCGGCCATACCCCCCCCCCGCTGCCTTGGAGTTGGTCCGGCGGTCTACGACCCAGACGTCACTGCGGCCCTTGGACGTCAGCGTGTGCGCCGGCTCGGTGATCGGTCGGTCCTGGCGCTCCCCGTAGCGGTCAGTCATGCCCGACCCCCTGACTCGGCGCAGGGACCGTGGCAACCACGCCCCCCCCCGTGTTCTCTCGGAAGCGTGCCGCGTGGGCTATCGGCTCAGCCCCGCCAGAGTCGGTCCCACCGCCCGTCACCGTGACGCACGGCCGTGCGTCAGCGCCCCATCCGAGCGCCTGGGCCATCGAAATCCACGGCCACCGTGTCCCAAGCAGGTCGCCACGCGGCCCTTCCCACTGCGGCTCGCCAGGAACGTACCGCTGGTGAGTCAACTCCGGTGGATGAACGGGCCCGTCCAACGTCGCCATGAGGATGGCCCTGTCCCGTGTCTGCGGCACTCCGAAGCATTCGGCGTCCAGCACGCCCGACCAGACCGAATAGCCCATCTCACGCCAGATGCGGCCGTACTGTGCCCAAAGCGTCGCCACAGCTGGGACCTGCTCGCAGGCAACCCAGCGGGGCATGAGCTCGGCCACCCACCGGAGCGGCTCGAGAACGAGTGGCGTGCGCGGGTCGGCCCATTTGTGCAGCTCCCACGGGTCCATCCACCCGGCTCGAGCGATCTGCCTTGCCGCGCTGAGCAGGTGCGGCATCTCGTCATTGCCCGAGCCAGACCCCGCGGCCGAGAACGTCGGGCACGGTGGCGATGCGATCACCCCCGTCACGCGGCCCTTGAACGGCCACGTCGGGTACAGCGCAACATCGGCCCGGATCGTCAGGTGTCCCGCAGCCGTGCGCGTGCGGCAGGCCCAATCATCCCATTCGATGCCGATGACCGGCTCGGTATTGCCGAGCAGCCGTAGGCCCTCGTCCCAGCCACCGGGACCGCCGAAGAGAGAGAGGATCACGCTCCCACCCCTTGACGGGTGTATATACACCGTGCTACAGTAGACCCATGACAAAGACTCTGTACGACATCGAAGTTGGCGACAAGGTGGCCCGCAAAGGTGGCACCACTTTTGAGCGGCCCTTTGAAGTGACCAAAGTCGACCGGATGCCCGATGGTGGCGTCATCGTGGTCTACCTGGAGGGCGGTCGCTTCTGGCCCTTCGATGGTCAGGTCTCCCGCGCCAAGGCGACTGAGATCGAAGTTGCCTAACCAGCCGAAGACGCCGCTGCGGTCCGTGCGCGTGCCCGACGACGTGTGGGAGGCCGCGAAGGAGCGGGCCGCGGCCGAGGGGGTGAAGGTCTCCGCGGTCATCGTGGCCGCGCTGCGGCGGTACGGGCGGGTCACCCCTCCTCCAGCCCGCTGAGCGCCACCAGCGCGTCCGCCAGCACCTCATGCGCGCACGGCTCGCTGTCGTGGTGATTGAGGCACCAGCCCGATATCACGCGGCACGGGCTGACGCACTCCCTCGCCGCCTCAGCCACGGCCACCAGCGCCCGATCTCGGCGAGCGGCGGCGGCGATGAGGTCGAGGACGAAGGCGTCGACGGTCACAACACCTCCGCAATCCGCTGGCTCGCGTCCCGGTTCCCGTCGGCGTCCTCGTTGTAGCCGAGGCGCTCAGCCCCGGCCTCACACGGCAGGCACCACGTCGAGCCGTCGACCAGGCGCACGGCAGCGGGGGCGCCGCAGGACTCGCAGGTGGTGGGGTCAGCCACCCGCACGCACGTACACGGGTAGGAATACGCCAATACGCCTGGCGTCTGAGACGGTGGGAGGCCAGGGTGGTTCCTCCCGGGCTTACTCCCTGAGAAGGAGGACCCGCCCCGATAGCGGTTCACCATGGCCGTACAGGCGTATTTCCCATCGTGTTCTACGTGGGCAACGGCATCATGCCCACACTCGGTACAAGCGTTCGGACCCCACCAATATTTCGTGGAGAACGGGAAGCTCTCGTTTTCACCACCCACCTTCACACCGCCCCTCGTCCGGCGGATGACCCTCGATCGCCATCCCGATCGCCACCTGTTCGTCCCACGTCGCTCCCGCTGGCGAGGACGCGTACCGCAACCCTCCGAACTGCACCCACGATTGCTCGTAAATCCCGAAATACCCGAACCGGGCATCGTTGCGCCCGCCTTCTTCGCATCTCGCCGTCATCGCCCACGGCCCGCTGTTCGCATCCGAGCTGTCGCTCCCCGATGGGCCACCCGGTAGCGTCGGCGTGGGGGTCGGGGATGGCGCGGGGACCTGTGTAGTCGTAGTCGTCGTCGGGGCAATCGCCGGGACCGTAGTGCTCGTCGTCGTAGCCGTCGACGGGGCTGCCGGCGTCGAAGGCGAGGGCGACGCGGCGGAAACTCGCGGCCACAGCCAACGGGTCGACGTACCGAGGCCCGCGGTCGTAAGCCCCGCCACTGGCCGCGCAGCCGCACTCGCACTTCGCGTCGAAGGTAAGGGAGCGAGTGCTACTGCCCTCGCTGACGGTGTCTCGGTGAATGTGGCCGCAGGACTTGCACTCTGGCGCAGGGTCCACAAGAGACCGCACGCGGCCAGTAGCAGGAGTGCCAGCGCCCTCGGGCGGGCCCTCACTCACTGGGCCTCCAAAGAACGGAGGAGACCCTACGCGGCGAGCGGTCCCGGTTCAGATACTTCGTCTGGCGAGGTGTGGGTTTCATGGGCAGTCCTTTCGATACGGCCGCAGGTGCAGCCGTCTCAGTTGCTTCCAGTAGGGCCTCGGCGGAGTCGTCATGCCATCGCCGTGGGTCAGCAGGTACTCGCGGCCACACGGGCAGCGGTAGCGCGCCCACAGCGGCGTGAGCGAGTACGAAGGTTTGTCGCAGCCGCCCATTACGACGCCCTCAGCAGTTCACGCGGCGGTCGAGCTGGCCCGTCAGGGAAGTGACACCCACCGCGCCGCCCGGTCACGCAATCTGACGCCCAGCGGCCCTTGACGTGGTCGGGGCCGAGCGGATCCGCGGCGTTGGCGGTAGCCCAGCAGGACCAGCACGGATGCCGATCGCCCTTCTTCGCAAGGAATAGGGCTTGCCAAACGGCGGCCGGGGGCGCGTGACGACGCTCGGGCGAGTGCATGTGCCCGTCGCGGTCCATCCACATGCCCTCCATCGGGTAGCCGGCCTCGGTGATGCCGACGTTGAAGCGGGCTACGAAGACGGCATTGCGGTGGCGATCCTCGGGCGTCATTGTTCGGCCGCCGTCGTTTGCTTCCATTCGGCCCGGCGCAGGTCACGCTGTAGCTGTCGGATAGCTCGCCTCGCCCGTCGTTGCGCCTTGCGGTGGCTGTCGGCCGTACCGCTGGCCTTGCCGCCCTCGCACTCAACGGTCCAGTCGTGCCAGTAACAGGGGCCGCCGACCGAGCACGGGCCTGGGCGCGCGGTGATTTTGATCTTCACAGCCACACCTCGCGTCCGTTCGGCACACCCTCGGCCGTCGTCGTCGCCCGGTAGCCCGCGCACAGGTCGCAGCTCGCGCACCACTCGCCCTTGCCGCGCCTGTCCGCCAGCCAGAAATCGGGGTGGTAGCTCCCGTGGTTCTCGGCGAAGGTCGCGACGGCGGCCTCTATCTCCCGCAGCCGCAGGATCTCGGCGCGGCTCTCACGCACAAGGTCGACGAGTTCGGCGTTCTCGCGCACCAGGCGCTCGGCGAGTTGGATGTTCACGACTTCCCCTCATACGCGGCCCGCGCCACGCCCGAGATCGCCAGCAACCGGTCCCGGTTCTCGTCGCCCAACACCTGGCGGTTGATCCGGTGCGCGACCCATGACGTGGTGGAGTCGACTTCGACGAGCCAGTCGCGCGAGACGGGGATTTGGTCGACCGGCCAGTCGGCGCCATTTAGTGCCGCCTCCGCCAGCTCGCGGAACGTCGGAACCGTGCCATCGTCGGCGCACGCCCGGACCAGCGCGACTATGGCGAGTTCGGCGCGGCCGACCACCCCTGCGAGAATCTCGCTCACGGTGCTTCCCGGTTAGTGGTGTGCGCGGTGAGGTAGGACTTGAGCGTGTCTGCTTGCCATTCGCGTTCCGCATCCGCAGCCCACGCCGCAGCCCACGCCGCAGCCCTCGCCGCATCCCCCTCCGCAGCCCCCGCCGCAGCCCCCGCCGCAGCCCACGCCGCAGCCCTCGCCGCAGCCCTCGCCGCAGCCCACGCCGCAGCCCCCGCCGCAGCCCTCGCCGCATCCCTCGCCGCATCCCTCGCCGCATCGTCGATCTTGCCGTTGGCAAAATCTCTGGCCGCTTGGATAGCCTGCGCTGGTCTTTGGTCGTCAGGTAGAACCTTGTAGAAGATCGGTAGGACGTGCTCGGCGCAGTCGGCCGCGAACAGACGCAGGTCGCGCTCGGAGAGGTGGAGCTGGCGAATCAGCCGTGCTTGAGCGAAGGCTGTCTTGCCCGAGCCATCCGAATGCGCCGCGCCCTTACCTTCGGCGAGGTAGATGGTGCAGTCGTGCCGCAACCACTCAGCGAGTGAGTACAACTCGACCAGGTGATATCCACGCTCGCAGCACTTGACCTTACCTATCTGGTCCATCCATTTGCCGGGACGCTTGCCCGTGGGCGTGTGCCAGGTTCCTTTGCCGCCGTGGATCGACTCGGCGTTGGGTCCAAGGACCTTGTAGAACTCGCTCACGTTCCCTCCTCGTTCGGTGCTTCCCGGTTAGTGGTGGACGCGGGGGCGAGATTCTTAACTGCCTGATGGCGGTCCTCGTCTGTCGGCCCCCAACACGGCCCGTCGTAGCCCTCGGAACAACGGTGGATGCGGCGTGCCTCGGCGTCAATCGCCGCCCCAGACGGCCCCGGGACGATGCAGTTGCAAGCTGACCGACCATTCGTGAGCACGAGGGCACACGCTGGATTGTGAGTTATTTTGCCCATCTGGTCGTGAAAATGGAACACCCATTTCGTGATGACGTTGGACGTGTAGGCGTTCGTGCCCGATGTCGGGTACACGGTCGCCCACGGCACGCCGTAGCTCAGCTCTCGGCGGTTGCAGATGAACGGGAAGGGCGTCAGCCGCCAATACCACGCACAGCGCGCGTGGCCCGGCACGGTGCCAACCATCCCGAATCCGAGCCGCCGATGGGCGAACTCGTCTATGGCGTCACCGACGCGCCAACGCAACCCTCGGCGCTCGTTCACAGCCACACCTCGCGCTCATTCGGCACGTCGACCCCCACCCGCGTCGTGATCCCTTCACCGTCGAGCACGCAGCGGAACAGGAACCCGCACGCGTCGCAGCGCCATATCTTGTCCGGCCCGCTCTCCTGGTCGATGCCCGAGGCGGAATGGTGCTCACAGTCGAAATCAGCCAGCGGACCCGTTTCCGGCCCCTGCTGGGACTCCGCGATGGGACGCGGCCCAGGGACTTCTCCTTCGGCGGGATCAGCGCCTACTCCCGGGGTGTGGAATTCTCGGTAGGCGGCGAGGGCGGTCACCACGTCGCCGAAAGCGGTAAGGGCCTTCTGTGCGGCATCGGTGCAGACCTGGCACGTACCGAACGCGTGACTCTTCGGGCCGAAGTGCTCAGGGCACTCGCCCGCGTCCATCGCATCTTCCGCCGCCGCAACCACGCGCTCCGCCGCCGCCAGGCGCTCCCGTAACACGATGTTGCCTGACTCGGCATCATTGGCATACCGCAGCATGTGCCGAGCGATGTGGATGACCTCCAACATGCGGGTACGACTCGGAGCCGGGGTCGACATACCGCCCGTTTCAGAGTTGCGATAGGGCGTGAGACGTGCGACCTCATCGTCCAGGCGAGCCATGATCGCTTCACGGTCAGGCGTCAACGGCGGCAACAGGTTGTCCACCCGCTCCCGCAACTCGGCGATGACCTCGTCCTTCTCCGCGTTCTCGGCGGTGAGACGGGCGATGAACTGGTGCATCATGCGGGGGCCTCGGGCACGTACCGCCGCCACACGCCCTTGTCGTCGCAATGGTGGTACGCGGTGGGGGCTGGGCCGTACATGGCGGAGTGATGCTGCGGGTCGAATAGCGGGAGGGCCGCGGCGAGGGCTGCGGCGGCATCCTTTCGGCAGGCGCACCCGGTGGTATCAAGCGTCTCGCACGTGGGCCATAGCGCCGCGCACCCAGGCTCCCGAACGGCTATCTCACGCGCCGCCTTCTCGACCAGCTCTGCGGGGATCTCGGGGGCGTCAGCCACGGTGCACCACCATGATCTCAACCAGCGGCGGCTCTGGCGCGCGGCGCAGCCCTTTGCACACCGCGAGCGAGGAGTCGTCGCACTCGGCCACGTCTCCGCAGACCTGACGGCACGCGCAGCGCTTGCTCACCCGGTCCAACTCCCCCTCCGTCATCTCGTCCTCACCGAGATAGAGCACCTCGGCGATCCGATCCCGCAGCGCATTGATGCACGCGGTGGGCGACCATTCGTGCTCGGGGTCCTCGGGGCAATAGCGGTGGTACGGCATGGCGCACATGGAGCAGGGGTCTGTCACGCGAGGTCCCTCGCGTCGATGAACTCATGGGCGTCCCGGTCCCGCATCACCTTGTGCAGCTCGATGCCGTCGAAGCGACGAGCGACCACCAGGGCGGCGTTCTGGAGCGACGTGGCGAGGACCGTCACGCTGATGTTCCTGCGCCAGTTGCGGCCCTCCTCGGGCGGCAGGGTGCCTTCTACGTGCCAGACGTGGGCGCTCACGACCGCTTGTCCTCGTCCACGCGCTCAAGGGCGTCCCAGAACGCAGTGTCACCGTGCCCGCAGACATACGTGATGCGGTGCGCCTCGGCCACCAGCGCCTCCAGGTCACGCATGTACCGCAGCACCAGTTCCTCCATCGCCACGTCATCGTCGTAGTGCGACGGCGCGCCTTGCATGAGGGAGTTGAGCCAGTTCGTGTAGTCGTCGTGGTCGTCCCAGACGGTGCTCACCGCACCCGCCCCGTCCCCCACCCGCGTCTCCGCTTCCGCCGACGCCGCATGAGCGCGGCGCTACCGTCCACCAGCAAGTACGCGCTGAGGCAGCAGAGGGCGAGGATGATGATGGCGTGGGCTTCGGGGATGGTCATCGGATCACCCCGAACTGCCGCGGCCACGCCATCGACTCAACGCCGTTGTCGAGCCGAACCGTGATCACACCCGACATCTCTTGCTTGTCGATCACCTCGCCGCTGTAGCCAACCCACGGGTGTGCGCCCCTGAGATACACGCGGTCGCCGATTGCAACCTTCACGGCGCCCATCAGAACGGCTCCGCGTCATCGTCAAGGTCGTCACCGTCGCCTACGTCGCACGCGTCCAAAAACGCCGGGTCCAGCTCGGGCACCGAATGGGCCGCGGGCCACGCCCACGCGGCGACCTTCTCGGCCTCCTCCTGCGAGCACGGCCGGATGGCGAAGATGGCCTGGGGCGCGTAGTACTCGGTCAGCGGCTCGGCACCGGAGAAGTTGGCGCGGCTCGGGTGCTCGATACGGAGCAGGGTGGCACCGCCGATCTGGGCGTCGGAGATGACGCCGGCGCGGGTGCGGCGGCCCATGATTTCGACGGTGGCGTAGAGGGTCATCAGACCGTCTCGGTGAGCGGTACGGACCCGTCCACGATCTCAGCGTCGGCGATTTCCCCCGTCTCCTGATCGGCATCCGGGACGACCTCACCGTCGATGTAGTCCACCTGCTCGACCTCGATGCGGTCAGCCGTCACGCCGCGGCTCACGGTGCCATCCATGTCAAGCTGACGGGCGACCTCCGACGTCAGCGGCAGGTACGGCTGCATGACACGGATGCACGTCTTGCACGCCATCGCGTCGTAGTCGGTGACCCACGGGCCGTTCCCCGACGACTTCGACCGCTTGCGGTGGTCGTCCACGTCGGACTTGGACAGCACCACGAAGTAGGAGCCACCACCCTTGAACTGGGCCACGCCGTAGTAGGCGATGGTTGCGCCCCGATCCCCGTCCAGCGTCGGCGTGTGCTCCAACTTGGCGTTGAGGCCGTAGGAGAACTCGAAATGATCGTTCGCCTTGACGGCCCGGGCCTCAATGGAGAGCAGGCGGTCAGAGCGCCACGCCAGATCGATGATGCCCTTGTACCCGATGATGAGTTGGGCCTTGTTGCCATACGGCACCAGATAGGCGTGGCCGAGAGGGCCCAGTTCCAACCCCAGCGACGAGGCGGTCATAAGGCCGCCCAGGATCGTGATGGGGTCGCACTTGGCCAGGGCCGGCGTCTGCTTGCATACCGTGATGGCTGCACGCACGAACGCCTCGGCGTTGCCCTTGAGATGGGTCGGGAGTGCCCGCTCTATCTCGCTCTGCTGCTGGCTGATCTGCATGGCCAGCGTCGGCTTGCGGGGCGCTCTGGCGGCCTCTACGGCCGTCGAGGCCCGGTCTGCCAGTCCCTCGCGGGTTGAGTTGGTTGTTGTCGTCATGCTGCACTTCCGTTCTCGGAGAAGCGGAACGTCCGGTTCCCCGCCTTGTTCGTCTTGTAGGTAGCAACCTTGATGCCATCGAGAGTGAGTACCTGGGCGTCGTCGGCCGCAATCATGAGGATCTGACGCACCCGCTCGATCTCCTTCTCGGCGTCCTTCTTGCGGGCGTTGTTCACGTTGCGCGCCTCGATCAGTTCCTTGGCGTCGGCGGGCAGCTCGAGCTCCTTGCCCTCCTCCTCGGCCAGATAGATGGCACGGATGGCCTGCATGGCGTCGTCGGAGCCGTCAGGGTCGGGAGGATTGCCCGCCAGCACGTTGGCCCAGAACTCGGCCTCACGGTCGATGAGCAGGTCGGCGACCTTTTGGTCCCAGCGCACGATGAAGTACCGCGGCTCTGAGCAGCCGAACATGACCGGGAACACGCACTCGCGACGGTCAGCCACGATCATTAGGTGAATCGCCTGGAAGGAATACTGGTCGGGGATTCCATTTTCCCAGCGCTTCTCGTCCATCGAATGAGCCGTCTTGGCCTCAATGACCCGGGTCGGGGTCAGCCCGTCAGGGTTGGCCAGCATGTGCGGGTACTGGCGTGAGCGGATCATCAGATTCCGTTGCATCGGTCCGATGTCGTCCTGGCGCTCGGCGTGGTCGAGGATCACTGGCTCTAAGGCGAGCCGCCAGTCGTAGAAGTCACGCTTGGACTCGTCCTCGGGGTCGTACAGCCCGGCCTTCTCCGCGTGCACGGCATAGCTGGACTTCCACGGGGACAACTCCATGACGGCCGCCGCGTCCGATGAGCCGAGGCCCTGGAGGCGAAGCGCCAGCCACTCGGGGCGCGGCAGCTTGGTCGTGTCCTCCGCGATGACCTCGTACGGGAGGGTGATGGTCGAGGTCATGCCTTCGCCTCCTTCGCAGGTCCCCCGCCCAGCACGCTGTCAATGCACGCGGCGCAGATGTGCTCGGGCTTGCTCTCGCTCGGCCGGATGAACCACCCGTCAGCCTCGGCCACCTTGCGCGCCTCGGTGAAGTTCGTCTCGGGGGGCGACTCGTTATCGCAGCCTGCGCGGTCGCAGGCGTATGAGCACTGCTGGATCTTGGTCATCGTTCGGCCCTCCATTCCTCAAGCGCCTCGGGCGGGACAATGGGCTTTCGCCCTTCGTGCTCACCACGGCTCTCGGCTTTCAGGCCGAGTCCATCAGCGCCCATCGTGAAGTACACGCCCTGCTGACTCAGGACGTCCTCCATGTTGCGCGCAGCGAATCCCCACTCATAGTCATCACCCATATGGACGTCGACCGACTGGACTTCGCCGCTGTAGAGCTGCGAATAGGAGGTGAACTTGTCCTCTCCCTCACCGTTCCACTTCTTGGTCCACGTCGGCTCCCAGTCCATGAGCTTGTCGATCAGGTCGTCGTAAACGGCCTTCGCGAGCGGGCCGCGGTGGTCCATGCGCTCCTCGGGCTTGGGCCACTCCACGGGCAGGGCAACGGCCATCGTGATCGTGACCGGGACGAGCTGGTATTCCGTGCCGTCCTCGGCGGTGAACGTCTCGGTCGCTTGGGTGGCGCTCATTGCGCCTCCCCCAGCAACCCCTCGACGTCGAACTCTTCGACCAGGCCCGGCACGGTCCGCTTGTTGGCGAGGGCCAACCGGGCACTCAGGGTGATGCCGTGGGAGCCGAAGCTACGCGTGACGGTGACGTTGTCGGGACCGTCCTTGCGTTCGTAGGGGGCGATGGCCCGGGCCACGGTGGCGACGAACTCTTTGGCATCCATCTCGGGGTTGGCACGGTGCCAGTCGTAGAGGTACAGGTGAATGCCTACGGTCGAGTCGGCGATGAGCGGGTGCGCTTCGACGAAGTCGATGAGCGCGCGGGCATCGGCGATCCATTTGGCGCGGGCTTCTTCGGGGGTTGGCTTGGCGGGTGTGTCCACTTCGGTTAGTGCTGTCATAGCTATGATTCCTTCACGCGCCCATAGCCCGGGCGCCTTGGCCGAGACGCCGTTACGTCTCGTTGTCGAAGTGGACCGCCGAACGGGCCTCGGACGGTCCAACGGGAAGCACACGCGTGTCGGACACGAATGCCTCCCGCTCGACCGCCAGGTGCATGCGGTGCTGCTCCCCAGCTCGGCGCCCGTTCTCTTCCGGCGTCACTGGTTCAAGATGAACGGGGTTGCAGCACCGCCGGTGAAGACAGTCGGCGCCTCCAGCGCAAAACGGATCGTGGGTGTGACACAGGTGATCCAGGTCGAGCCCCTCAGGAATCGGGCCAACAAGATGCAGATATCCCCACCGGTGCGCCCCGACCTCGTACTCATTGCGTACAACGAACCGTCCATAGCCCTTCGTCAGCGGGTCCGTCCAAGGCCAGCACTCGTCAGGCCCACGCTTGTCGACCTTCGACCACCACCGCACCTCATCGTCGTTGTAGACGCGCTTTCGGATGAGAGGGTCACCATTCCTGCGCCACCGGTGATAGTGACTCATGCACCAGTCACGACACCTGCGCGGCTTCTCGCAACCGTCGATGCTGCACTTGAGTCCCTTGTATCGTGGACGGGTCACCGCTGTACCTCCGCACGGGCCGCGGTTACCCCAGAAGTGGTGCGAGCCAGCTGCTCCGCCTTGACGACGAGGTCGTACTCGTCCTGGCTCAACTCGCGATCCCAACCGAGCCAGCCGCCGCCGTTCTCGGTCCCCTGCAACCCGACCTCGCTCAGCGCGATCCACATACGCTCTTGGTCGGTGTCGTGCTCAGTGAGGTAGACCTCGCCCACGGTGCCGTCTGGCGCCCAATCGTGCGGCGTGAACGGGCGCTCGTCGATGCTCACGCCGTCGCCCACCTCCGCATAGATCGCTCTGTGAGGTCACTCTCGCAATCGGGGCAAAAATCGCAGTACCCGCGCCCGTGGCCCAGGTTCCATCCGAGCCACTCCAAGTCCTCCTCCAGCTCGTCGGCGGACTCGTACGCGTCACTCACCCTGTCGCACCTGCTGCACTCCACCGTGAACGAGAGCGGGTCCTGGGCGCAGCGGCAGGGCGCGTGGAGGCAAACGGGGCAGGGGGTGGGGATGCGGTAGATGGTCACAGCGACGCCTCCTTCTTCCGTCGCACGCCGCAGTTGCAGCACTCTTCGTGCAGGTCGGATTCAAGTGGTATGGCGCGGTCCGAAACGACGCGGCAGAAGCAGTGCTCGCACGCGGAGGGGACGAAGCGGAAGCCGTACGCGGGCATGGGTGCCGGCGTACCAGGGGTGACGTTGGAGTTACACATTGAGGGCGTCAGGTGGTCCCAGCACCGACAGTGAGGACAAGACTGGTCGCCGGGGTCTGACGAGCCCACGGGCGTCCCGGCCCAGTTCGTCAGACCCCGGCAGTCGTCACGCGCACTCTGGTAACGGGGGGGACCGTCCACAGCAGAGGCAACGTGAGCGAATCCGAGAGAGTCAGGAAGGCGGTCGAGCGTGGCGGGTCGCTCGTTACTCGCCCGGGCGCCGTCGCCGGTGGCCCACTCTCTCAGAACTTGTGTGATGCGCGACCAGTGGCCGGACAGGCCGGCGCGACAGGGGCGCAGGACGCGGGCGTCAGGCATGGCACTCCCCCGCGAACGTCGTGCCGAAGTGGCTGGCCAGCTCGTCCTCGGTCATGGTGAAGTCGCGGCGGATGACGATGACCCGCACCGGGCGCGCCACCTGGCGGACGTCCTTGCCGGGGTTGCCTGTGCCGATACCGGGGCGGTGGCTCACTTGCCCTCCCGCCATACGCGGATGCCGCGGCCGATGGTGAGGGTGAATGGCGTGACGGGAGCGTCAGCCGTCTCGGTGTCGGTACGGCGACGGCCCTTTGGAGCGGTGGGAGCGGTTGTGGGGTAACCGAGGAAAGTCATGCTGCCCTCCGTGTGCGGGTCTCGAACAGCCCGCGCAGTTCGGCGTGGCGCTCCATGAGGAGTCGGGCCAGCGGCGCGGTGTAGCTATTGTCCAGACGCCAGGGGACGGGACCGCCGTTGTCGACCGAGGCGGACGCGCGGACCTGCTCGAACAGCGCCTTCATCGAGAGCCGGCGTGACCCGGTACGGGCCGCGGCAAGGGCGAGGCGCGTGATGTGCTCGACCAGGTGGCCGTTGGCCGCGACCCACAGCGGGAAGCGTTCGGCGAGGGGGAGCTTGCGGACGTCGACCGGGAGTTCGACGGGGGGACGCAGCGCGTCGAAGAGGGTGGGGGCGGTCATGACTTCCGCCCCCGCAGATACTCGGCGAAGTCGTCATCGAGGATGCGGTGCGCTCCGCGCAGCTTGCTCGAGCGGAGCTTCTTGTCTCGGATGTCGCGCTTGATCGTGGAGACTGAGATCCCGGCCGCGCCTTCGCCCTTGGTGGCGTCGGAGGCTTCCTTGATGGTGAAGAGACGGGGGATGCGGGTGACGGTCACGCGTCGGCCATCCGCTCATCGGGCATCGGCGGCGTGACGAACGGGAGGTTGACGAACTCAGCGACCGTCTTGCCGTACGCACCCGCGAGCAGAACCAGATTCTCGTAGGACGGGGTCTGGTCCCCCGACTCCCATCGCGAAATGGTGGCCTGAGGCTTGCCGATCTGCTTGGCCAACCGCCCCTGAGTCCCGTAGATCTTGATCCGGTTCTCCTTGATGCGATCTGCGATCTGTTTCTTGATGTCCTCGACCACAAACATAAGCATATGCGTATGCACCATAAAAGACAACCCCACTTGACCAGGGGATCTCTCCCAAAATGACCCCCGCTACGCCACCATAGGGAATGGCCGGCGCCCCGACGACGCGCCCGGTGAAGATGCGCTGGAGTATCTGGGTGCTGTCCTGGCCGCCGAGGCCCTTTTGGCTCTGCGCGCTTATTCCGAAGTTGCCCACGGTCGCGAAGCCTAGTTCGGCGACTAGGTCTACGACAAGGACGACGTGCTCCTCTATGTCGGGGTCGCGCGTCCTTCGGCGAGCTGGGCCTGCGGCGTAGCCCGCGTCTATTCTCACGACTAGATTTCGCCCGCGTTCTGCTGCGGCTTCGCGGCGACGCCCCGAAAAAGCCCAGTTCACGACCCATACGGACCTACCCGGTACCACAGTGATCTAGGACTCAGCAGAATCCCGCCTACAGGCCGACTCACCGTCATATACTGGAAGGATGGACAATCTGGAGCTTAGCCGGTCTAGTCTGAGTCTAATAATCGGATCTAGCGGCCCGCGATGGCTGACCATCGCCGAAGCAGCCGAAGTGGCTGGTGAGACTGAGGATCGCATTCGGGCCGAGATCAAAGCGGGGCGGCTTCGGGCAGAACGGGTCACTCAGAAGACGACGAGAGTCAAGCCTTCGGCCGTGACCAGGTGGATCAAAGACGGCCGGGGAAGAGAGCGCATCGGAGTGGGCGAGCTCTTCGAGTTGCCTGCCGTCTATCGCATCTATGGCCGGGCCGACAAGCTCCTCTATGTCGGGTCGACCGGGAATCTCGGCGCCCGAATGAACGGCCACTCCAAGCAGTCACCGTGGTGGCCGAAGGCGCGCTACATCACCATCGAACGATTCGCCACCCGATTCGATGCGTACAAAGCGGAGGGCGAGGTCATCCGCGCCGAGAAGCCCACGCACAACGTGACCAATGTCTACTGGGGGTCCCGTCTGGACCGCACGTCTTGACCCGCACCTACGGTACGGGGACCTATTCGCGGGTCCGGCCGGGCGTCTGGCGGTTTCGGGTGTCCGCCAAGGACCCGATCACCGATAAGCCCATCCAAGTGTCCAAGACGGTCCATCTCCCTGTCCGCACCGGGAAGAAGGACCTCGAAAAGGTGCTCGGGGCGTTCAGGTCCGAGATCGAGGGGCGGCGCGCCAGCGGCGCGGCGATGACGTTCGGCAGAGTACTGACCGATTGGCTGGCCGACCTCGAGCGCGAGGGGCGCGCCAAGACGACGCTGGAGACCTATGGCTACCACATCGAGGGCAAGATCCGGCCGGCGCTCGGCGACCTCCCGCTGGAGAAGATCGACCCGGCGCGGATCCGGGCGTTCATGGGGTCATTGGGCGGCTCGGTCCGCACTCAGCGCCTCACCCACGCCATCCTGCGTGGCGCTCTCTCCTTCGCCGTGGTGAGCGACTGGATCGCCACCAACCCCGCCTCACGGGTCAAGGCGCCGAGGGTGAACGAGGAAGAGACCGAGGCGCTCACCCCGGAGCAGATCGCCACGCTCATCACGGCTGGCAGCCGCCAGGACCCGGTGCTCGGCGTCACCATCGCTCTCACCGCGGCCGTCGGCTGTAGGCGTGGCGAAGCGGTCGGACTGAAATGGAGCGACGTCGACTGGGACGCCGAGACGATCAGAATCGAGCGGGCCTGGGTGACCGGCACCGGCGGCCAGCACCTCACCACGACCAAGACGAAGGAGAAGCGGACTGTCTCCCTTCGGGGCTACGGGATGACCGTCCTGCGGGAATGGCACGCCCACCAGACTGCCCGCTACGGCGAGCTCGGCCCCTGGCTCCTGAGCGACAGCGACGGCTCGGAACCGCTCTCGGCCAGGTGGGTCACGATGACCTTCACGGCCCTGTGCAGGGCCAACGGGATTGAGGACACGCACTATCACGACGTTCGCCATTTTGCCTCGACTCAGCTCCAGGACAAGACCGATGCCAAGACGGCGGCCAGCCGGCTGGGCCACTCGCCCAAGGTCATGCTGGAGACCTACGCCCACGCCATCGCCGAGCGGGATGCCCTCGCTGCGGTGGCTCTGGGCGACGTGATCGCTAAGGCGCTTGCGGCGCCGAAGGAGAAGTGATGACCAAGAATCGCAATCTCGACCTGAACCCGGAATCTGTCGTCTACTTCATACGAAGGGAGGTGGATGGCCTGATCAAGATCGGGACGACCATCAACGTGAAGAGGCGCATGAGCTGGCTGGCAAACGGCGCGGGACCAACTAACCCACAACCAAGGAGAAGAGACATGAGCAACGATCCCACCATTGACGATTTGCGCGAGGGCGCCCCTACTAAGGAGCGGGAAATGGACGAGAACGTGTTTCAACGGCTGGTTAGTCCGAACGGGTTCGACGGCCGAGGCCCAGTGCCCGAGAAGGTGACCGAAGCATCCAAGCTCATCGCTCGGCTGCGAGTGAAGTTCGTTCATCAATGGACGCCGGGGATGGAGCACAAGCTGACCACCACCGAGTTGCAGCAGCTATTCGACGCCGCCGCCGTGCAGGCCGAGTGGATACGTGAGCTGTACGAAGCCGTTCACGCCCCCACCATTCCCACCCCTGAGTCCAAGGAGCTGAAATGAGCGAAAAATGGATGCCGCGTTACTTGGTGACAAAGGCGCCCGGCGTCGGTGGAGAGCCGATTCCAGCGGATGAGCCGGTGTTGGTCATTCGTGCCCAGGACGAACTGTCGTTGCTCATGCTCGACCAGTACCTCCTTCTCTATCGCACGTTCTACGAGCACTTCGGGACTGGCGCCGACTGGCGCGTGATCGAGGATCTACAGGCTCACCGCGACGAGCTTGAGCGCTGGCAGTCGGATAACCCGGACAGTGTGAAGAAGGCCGATAGGTGACCAAGGAGCTGAAATGAGCGACGATGCCTAGCAAGGGCCGGCCAATTCTCACCGTCCGCCTCTCACCCGAGAGCACGAAAACGCCCCCACCGAAGTGAGGGCGCACGTGGGATAGGTCGGGCGGTGCAGACCCGTTTGAAAAGTCGTGCTCTGTACGTGCTAGCTGTCGAACACGTAGCAATCTCTCGGCCGCCTACCGCGACCGGTTACTCAGGGGGATTTAACCGGCATTTTGTTGCCATCACACCAGCCCGATTAAGAACGGCATGTTCTGACTCTCCGTGATGGAGGAGATGGTGGAGGGCATGGACGACCCCGTGAAACCGCCTATGAGGGGTGGGATGCTATTGATGGGCCAGTAGCCGCTCGGTAATTCCATCACGCCGGCCGAGTTGAGGCCGATGTATCTGCCCACCGTGACGGTGGTGTTGTCGGCGCTGAAAGCGAGAGCCAATTCTTGACCAGCGGTAACCGTCAACCCAGGATTGGCGATGGTGTTCCAGGCGTTCGCCGTGAACCCGGAGGCAGCGAGGAGACCGGAGCTGTAGAGCTGGGTATAGACGCCTGCCGTCGTAGCTCCGACATCATAAACGCCGACCGCCACGTTCCCTGAGAGAGTGCCGAGATACACTGCAACGCTGGTCAGCGTCCCACTGCTCGGCACAATGACACGCCAAAGATACGTGTCGTTCGCTGCTGCCAATGCTGCCGCAGTGCTGTTAATCCATACCCCCAACGGACTGGTAACCAAACCCGGCACACCCTGTAGTCCGGACTGCGATGAGCTGGCCACCAGTGGGACCGTGGGAATCAAGAGGACTGTCGGTTGGCCCGACATGACGACGCCCACTGGTTGCAGTCCTGCGGTAACCGGTTTCAACGAGCCAACGGCAGGCATCACGGCCGTCCCTACTGCGGGACTCCCGGACAGAACCGGGTCAGTGACCATCCCGCTCATAAGAACGATCATCTGGCCACCGGTCTGCGTGGCCGTGGCCATACCCGCGTAGGTTCCCCCAGCGAATGCCTCGACTGTGAACGGGGCAGATGGCACCCATTGCACGGGTTCAAGATTGGTGACTGTCCCCGATACGGCGCAGATCATCCCCTGGAGCTGGCTGACAGTTGGAGTCAGGGACTCCGCAAAAGCCACTCCGGCGAGATTGCTGCTGCTATCGAACCAGGTAGCGGCGCTACTCGGTTGTGAGCTTATCCAGGTGCTCGATGTTGTCCCGGCGGCACGGGCACGGAGATACCCCACCGACCCAAACCCAGACGACAGGATCAGCGTAAGACCAGTCGCCGCCTGTAGATCAACGGCGTAAGACGACGGACAACCAGGAATACCGTCGAGGGCATAGTCGCCATCGCTGACGAGAAAGAAGGTGGTGGCTACTATCGAAGATCCACCGTAGGTATGGTACGACAGGTCCGCGAACAGCCCATTGACAACCTGGAACGCCAGGCCCTCTGGAACCGGTACAGATACGCTGTCGAATGCTGGACCGCCGCGAACGATCTGAAATCGGGAGGTGCTATCCATCGTGGGGCTGCCGCTAACCGTGAGCGTCCCGGCATCTCCATTGTCAGAGGCGATCGAGAAAACGTCGCCAGCCCCGGTTCCTTCTATGATCAAAACGTCTAGCAGCCCGCCGTATTGTCCCTGCGGTTGCTCACCCTCACCGCTCGGGAAGTGCGTGTTGTCCCAAGTGAACCCGTTGGCGACGGTGATGACGCTTCCCGAGGCCGACCCTCCCCAATAGATCTCGATGACCGACGTACTGCTGAGCGTCAAGGCACTCGCCAAGGTGAGCACCGGATTCTGCCCTACCGTGTTCGCCGTTATCTCTGCCTGGGCTCCAGCCCCGGTGCCCGACACGACGTAGGCGTACTTGCCTGCCCAGCAGTTAGTGGCGTTCGTGGGCAGATACGGCCCAGCCAGGGTCGGGGTGGTCGTCGAGGTCGAGGTGGCGGGAAGGTAGACATCGAGCTGCATGTTGGCCGGGAAGCCGGTCACCATGTCCCAGTAGTCCACTCCCACCATGCCGTAGAGGGCGTTGGTGATCTCGGTAGCACCGCCCCCGATCTCGCCAGCCCACACTTGGGGGCCACCCGAGAACCCGGCGAAAAGGGCGCCGCCAGAGAGGGATATCACTTCCAGGCTGCCCTGGGTGCCAGGGTTCTGCTCGAAATAGTCAATGGCACAACCACACCAGACATTGCTGAGAGTCACTCTGTCGGCACGCACATGGTTCCCCGGCATCGACAGTCCAAAGAAGAAGTTCTGGGCCGAACAACGCACGCAATCCATTTCGGACAGATTCGGACCTCGCAGGCGGGAGGTTCCGGGGCACGGCATGTAGCCCGTACCTGCTGCACCCGTGACCCCAGCGACCATCCCATACGAAGGCGAGACTCCGTAAAAACTAAGATCCTCATATCTGCCGTGGTTATTGCCGTTATGGGCTGGATATGTTGGAAGAAAGTCCCAACTCAGCCCAAGATAGGGGTACGTAGCGGCGTAGCCGGTGCCTTGGTAATGCCCACGATGCACGAAAGACCCACCGAGCGGTGGCAGGCCGTAACCGAAGTACCAATAGCCAGGGGGAGCTTGCACGGTCGCCCCAGAAAGACCAAGCGTCAGGATTTCCGAATAGAGACTCCAGATCGTCTTGTAGTTGACATCGACAGCTACCGAAATTGTTTCGGTCCCGGTGGCCGTCGCGTTTTGTGAAAGCGTGATCGTATTGATGAACGACAATCCTGGGCCAAGACCTGCCACACCCTTGTAGGTCAGCCCCTGGATGTAGGTCCCCCCGGCGATCCCGGTTCCCGACAGGCCCAGTCCCCAACTAAGGGCTGGGATGTTCCCCACCACCGTTGCAGTAGGCGAGCTTGATGTAAGTTCCAACGAAATCGAGATCGAGGCGGCGACAGGCGAGGTGGCCGAGCTGAGGCCCGTTATCGGAAAGACGCCGCCCTGCGTGTCGCCACCGGAGTTGACAGCCGCCACGCCGGACGGTTGTCCGACCTCGGACGTGGCAACAAACGTGCCCGAAAATGCCATCGACCACGTCTGCGCCGTCGTGTCGATCGTGATGCCAGCGGTGGGCGTCGTGAGCACCCAGACCTGGAGCGCGTGCACGGTCCCGTTCTGGATCTCGATGGAGCGGCCCTTGATGACGGCGCCGCTGGCGAACTCGGTGGGGCGGGTCCACGACCCCGACGCGGCGGTCCACAGTCCGGCACCCACTGTGTTGCTCAGGTCGACGACGAGGTCACCGGCGTTCAGCGTGTAGCCGTCGATGGTCTGGAGGCCCGACTTGGTCAGCGCGGTGGTCGAGGCGCACGCGGCCGGGGTGAGGACCGGGACGTGGATATTGGCGCGGGAGGAGCCGGCGTCGGCGACGTCGGAGAGGTTGGACGCCTTGGCGAGTTTGAGGTTCCCCACCGTGGTCGCGGTGCCAACGGGGTCCGACGCGGCCTCGGCGGCCGCCTGAGCGGCACTCGCCGCGCCTGCAGCATCGAACGCCGAGGATGCCTGCGTGGCCGCTGACCCGAGTCCGAGGTTCGTCCGGGCCGTGGCAGTCGACTCCAGGCCCGCGAGATTGTTGGCCGCGACTATTTCGTTGACGATGGCCGTGACGTTGGCCGTGTCTGCCAACGTCGGGCTGGGGTAGGTGCCGGTCAGGTCACCGCCGGCAGTGGCGCCGGTCCACGTCTGAGGCCCGGGCAGCACGTAGAGGTTGGTCCCATCAGGACTCCACGCTTCAATGATGCTTATGGCATCGGGCGAGAGCGGGATCGTGACCGCCGTGCTGTTGATCTCCAGCGTCCAGTCCCCGGTCCCGTTCTGCTGGAGCAAGAACACGATCGAGCACCCGGCGGTAAGCCCGGTGACGGTGATGTTGCAGTTGGCCGTGAGTACCCCGGCGAACCACGTATTGATTCCCTCCAGCGCAAGGGTGTGACTGGCCCCAAGGTTGCCCGCGACGTTGATGGCGGGGATGGGTTCGAACAGGGTGCCCGACAGCGTGTCGAGCGCCGCCGTCACTGCCGCATCCAGCTCGGCCGCGGTCACATAGCCGTAGAGCGCCTCTTCAGGTAGAGCCGGGGCCACCGTCGCCAGATCGAGCACGCCCACAGGCGTCTGCCCCGCCAGGTTCGTGACCGCCGTCCCCGGCGTCGGCCATACTCCCCCGGTCTTGGCCTGGTAGACGATCTGGTTCTCAGTGTCGAGATACCACTGCCCGTTGGTCCCTGTGCCCCCCGAGGGCGCGCCCGTCCCCGTGAGCAGCGTGGCCAGGTTGAGGTGCGAGACGACCACGTCCATGGTCGTGGTCGGCGCGCCGAGTACCTGGGTCGTGACGACCGTGTACGTCCCCGCGGGCTGCGTGGTCGAGTCGTCGTTGGCGGGCCAGACGATGGCGACTGTTCCCTCGGCATCGAGGGCGGCCGTGGCGGACTGCGCCGGGGTGATGGTGGTTTCGCCGTCGCTGATGACCTGGGAAAGGGCGAGCGTGATCTGGCCGTGGGCGGGGACCGCACCCACTGATTGCAATTTTGCGAACACGAGAACCGGCGAGAATGACAAGTCGGTCTCCTTACTGAACGAGGCTCATGGCAGCGGCAACGGGTTTGTCACCCGAGAGAGCAGCGAGTTGAGGCCAAACTCAACATTGCCATATTCAACGATGGCGGTTCCCAGTGTGGTGGAGCGATAGATGCCACGCTTGAAATAAGGCCCGATACCGTCACCGGTATATCCCATGTTCACGGGACCATTCGAGGCGTAGGAGAACACTTCAGTCCCGTTGACGTACATGTCCATTTGTCCGAGGGCGTTCCCGCTGTTGTCAAACTGGAGGCGGTAGACAAAACGATTCCACACGTCGTACGGATAGGTGCCGAGCGTGTAGGGAAGCGTGACCGTTGGACTCAATTCGTTCCCGCCGCGCAGGACGACAGCGAATGAACCATCCGTGTAGAGCTCTTGGTTCCACGGCGGGCTCCCAGCCGTATCAGCAGGTGGGGCGTGCATCTGGCCGATGACCATGAACGAGTCAGACCAGACCGTCGCACCGGGCCAGTGGATCGCTGGCGTCGTACTGTTGTAGCCCCTGGTCACTGTCATG